GATGAGTATCTCAACGTCGAAGTGCCTAACGCTGTCAGAGAGGTCAGCATGGGATGTGAGTACAGAACCTCAGACGGTACTGTCTTCAAGCAGAAGATCGGTGGCATCATGAAAAGTGGATGGTTTTTAACCATTTTTGCTAACAGCAATATGCAAATACTGCACCACGTTATGATCATGATGAAACTAGGTTATTCCGATGATGACATACTGTCTAAAAGCATCGTAGCCGGTGGCGATGATGTGAACCAGGAACCAGCTCACGATTCTATCGAGGAGTACGTCAAGTATAGCAAAGCGCTTGGTGTGCCTATGGAAATAAAACATTGCCGAGCTTTGGAACAATCTGAATTCTTCAGTTCAGACCTCAGACTCGATAAACAAAACAGATGGCAATTTTTCCCCAAAAGGTTCTCCAAGCACGTTGAACACTTGTCTACTATTAAATTAGATAACTTAGCCAGTGCGCTGTCCAACTACATGGGCGACCACAGGCATTCCCCTGAGAAGTACAACTTCTTTCTCGACGTTTTTCATAAACTCAGGGAGGACCACCCAGGTTCCTTCCCTCTCCAGTTTGTGAAAAGCAGACAGACCTTGCTCGCCTCCCAATACGGCTACTCTATGTAGTTAGGGAGGTTTTGGACCGGATAAGTCCTTAAACTGCCCACCCCCCTGGGGGTGTACCTGTTAGGTGGTTGGTGGCGTAAAAATATGAGAATAAACGATAAACAGAAAGCTTACTATCTGAGGAAGTATCCTAAAAAGGATGCAGCCCCAGCGGTAGACCAACCACAGCCAGTAGCTATGGACATTACCGTTAGCCCTGAGGGGCCCGGTACGGACACATCAGTTCTCAACTCGATGGCGTCCTTTATGCCTGAAGCTGCTGGCAACTATATAGGTCCAGGATGGAGTGATGGAAAATTTCAGTCCAGCGTAGAATGGGGTTCTTCTGAACCCCAGTCTGAGCTCGACTTGGAAGCTTACTACCATGATTCAGCTTATAAGAAATTCAGCGATGAAGCCCATAGACAGGCTGCAGACTCAATATTCGCCGACAACGCGGCCAGGATTAAAGGAGAATTACCTCCCCTGGCAAGAACAGCCGTTAGTCAAGGCAATATGTTGAGTAGATCCGTGACCAGGACCACAAGAAACGTGGCTTCTGGGGCCGCATTGGCTGGTGTTCCAGGAGCCATAATAGGCCTGGTGTACACCGGTTTGCAGAATCTGGCAATGGCGAACGACTTGCTTCCTGGCAAGACGCGTGATAACCTACGAAAAGAGGTGCTAGACTACTATGCTAGTGATCCGAATGCGCGATCTAATAACTACGTCACCAAACCTAGTAGTAAAACTTCAGCTAAGGATGCCGGTGGGTCCAAGCCGCCAGTACTGCGTCGAACGGAGGTCCATGAGCCGACCAAGACCATAGCACAATTAGTGAAGCCAGTCAGCGGCCTGTCTGCTCTCATCAAGAAACGTAGAAATAAAAATGGTGCTTCTAAACAAGTAGTACTCACTCCCGTCAAGCGGAAAACAAACCGCGTAAGACGTAAAAATAAACAAAATAAAAAGAAGAGAAGGCGGTAGGTGGCGTAAAATAACATTTACAACACATTCAACTGCATCATAAAATGGTTTCCAAAAAGAAGCCCACCAAACCAAAAACTAAACAGAATAGAACGGCTTTCGGAGCGGTCTCTCGAATTAACACAGCGCCAGTTGCTGTTGGTAACTCGATACGAGGAAGTAAACCTCGCATCACGCAGAGTGTCAACGGCTGTCGCGTCGTTGGTCGTGATTTCGCATTTTCTCTTAGTGGTACATCTTCTAGCATCGTCGAGTGGGAGCTCATCGGTGGTATGCCCTTAACTCCCTGTGCTTTTCCTAGTACAGTTCTGCGCAATTATTGCCAGATGTATGCGGATTTTAAAGTCAACACAGTAACAGCGCATTACATCACCAGCAGCCCTACTAGTCAGGCGGGAGACATACTTTTCTATTTCGAACCAAAGCGCATAGCACCAATGGTTGATTATTCAAATTCTAGCTTTTTACCTTTCGTTCTGTCTGACAGCAACACCATAATTGGACCGCAGTGGACTAACCACACAGCCCTAATTCAGCCCAACCCTGAGTGGAAGACTACCTTATACGGTAATTCCACCGACCTGAACGAGGAGAGCTCTGGTAGTATATATTTGTTTTCAAAAACGAATTCAGCGAATTCACCAGGTTACGTGTTGTTAGATTACGATATAACATTCAAGAATTTGGCTTTGAACCCTAGGTTTGGGATTCTCCCTGTG